CTCATTTTAACGTCTGAGAAGACGGTGCACCTTTTCATCGGGCACCCTTCCGCAATTGGGCTGGACGGCCACCCCGCGTAGGTTGTAATACGCGATTACGGGCTTGACGGCTCCCTGAGGCTATTCTGGGGGCTGTCGGCAAAGTCAGTATGGATGCGCTTCGCGAAGGTGGGCCTTCTCGTACCTCACCATCCAAAACGACTGTAATCGTAGGGTCGGCTGGAGGGTTGTCCCATAAATGGTACAAGCCATCCAAGTCGACGGCCATTGCAACTCGAGTTGCGAAGTCAGCAACTTCGTCAACACCAACATCGAGTCTCCATGCAATGGCTTCGAGAGCGTCAGAGTATGAAAGTTGGGGCCAACCCCCGAATTCCGGATACTTCTCGGCCATTTGGGCAAAGTAAGGAGCATCAGAATCGATGCTACCTTCCAAGCCAGTGAGCTCTTGGATCTTGGCAGTCCACTCCTTAATGACAGGAGCTTCAGGGTCCAAGGCCCGATAACCCGCGGCTCGATTTGCTAATGCTTGCCGGTCAGTAATGTACGACGGCGCAAAAGATATATGTAGTTTGCGCCAGGTACGTAACGGATCCTGTACTGACCCTCTTTGGCCGTTAGAGCTATTATAAAACAATCGCCCAAGGAAGGTAATACCGTTGTCCCGCCTAACACACTTCAACTTCAACCCCAAATCACTGGCGGCTTTCACAAGCCAGGCGGGCTTGATGGGACTGACCCCATCATCGCCCCCATGGGAACCGAGGAGTGACATCGCCTTTTCGGGGGACATTCCAGCCTCCCGAGCCGCCGAATAACTCACAAAGCCATTAATCTCGGTGTTACCATCAGTGGTAAGGGGTGATCCCGACAAACGCGAGGCTTGCGGGTCGTATGGTAAACCATTGCTGGTGCATGCACGAGGATTGATCTCTGCTGAAAGGAGTTCGCCCAAGTCCGCACGAAACTTGGGACTACACCATAATAAATATGATGCGCGTTCAACATGTTCACGCAACCATAAATTTATGGTGCCGTCAAACCGTGAATAGTCGGTCTCTGACAATACCGAGAAAGCCTGAAAGAGATCCACTATACGGTCTGCGACCATCCAAGGGGGCTTCCCTGGCGCATACCACAACTTCGGATAAAGTACGTCATACTTATAAGAATAAGTATAAGTACTGAGTCTCAAAGTGTGCTCTGCGCCGACCGTTGATATATTTCTAGGATCACACGGCCGCGCGTAAGATTCGCCCTTCATGAATGCCCGTACCTTGACGGGATTCACGGCTCCAATCCAGTGCATCACCTGGG